GAGACGCACCCCCCGGAGCAGTCGGCGAAATCTATAGCTATCGGCTTTCTACTTGCTTCAGCCATGTCGGTAAACATCCTGATCGTTCGTTGATCCTACTAATTTACCTCCGCCCATTCCCTGACTTAAATTATGGCGGGGAATGTATACCTCTCTCCCGGCAAAATCATTCACCGATATCCCTGGGTTTTCAGTTGTGTTCTGGTGCTGCCCCTTGAATCTCGAAAGCTCTCGCTCGAAATTAATTCCGATCGCTTCGGCCTCTTTGAGCAGCCCTTTATCGATACACCGTAAATATTGCATCTTCCCGAGCATGATGTTTTTTGGGAAAAACAGATACTCGTCCCCGCTTCCGGTGAATGCATCGAGTTTTACTTGGTAATCGCAATAAACCGGCTCAACCGGAGATTGATAAAACTGTATCTGCCGGGTGTGGCCGGTAGCTTTAGCGAATCCCGCAAGAAACTTGAAGCCGTCTATCAGGCGACCATCCTTGAAATAATACCGATCCGGCTTCCCGTCCTGGTCGTCGTCGGAATAAACATGAATGAGCATTCCGTCACCAGTGGGGAGGGTTGCAACGAGGCTGGAAATGGTCAACTGAGCGGAACGAGTTAACAGGGTCCACCCGGTAGGCGGATCACTCCAGATAGAATCCTGTGCCCTGTTGGCATAGTCTACCGTTAAGTTGGTGACATAATCTCCACCGGTCGGGGAATTCTCCAGCCATTCGTTGAATACATTTGCCAGATCGGAATAGAGGTCGGCGAACACTATTTGACTCCTGCCTTCTGTTTAAGTCGTGCGATTTCTTCCTCAAGTTTGCTCTTTTCGGCCTTTGCTTTCGCCACGTCCTCGTTGAGCATCTTCTTTTCTTCTTCGAGGTCTGAAGTTTCGGCGATATGTTTAGCAAGTGCCGGGTTGGTGAACTCAATAAAGGCCTTTTCACTCATGACTTGGGCTTTCGGAGACTTCGCCATCTCTTCGAGCTTTTCAGCGATCACTTTCGGAGTGTTGCTGGTGACCTCGTAAACGCTCCAGTATCCGGTTTCCGTGAAACGGTCCTGCCACCTCTGAAACATTACAGGCTCTTCGAAAAACTCCGGTTCTCCTCGTCCATTGGTTATAGGAAGACCAGTTGCCGTATTTGTTCGCTGAATTTTCTTTCCATCTCCATCAACCTTCGGAACAGAAAACCCGTAATCGAGACGGTTGACGTAATAAACCTTGTTTTTCTTGTCTGATTTCGGGTATGTCCCGAGTTTTGCCAGTTCTGCACCCATGTATTCCTCTTCTGAGTAGGTTTAGAATAAAGGGGGAGTTAACCCCCTTATTATCGTCGTTGATTCCAGTTCTGATTAATCGTGTTTTTCCTTACTCTGTATAGCTCCCACCGATATATTGCCGTCTTGGTGGTTGCCGCAGCACGGGTATATCGAAGGCTAAAGCAGCTTCCGAAAGCGGTTACCCCTATTGGCAAAAGGTGTGTGTAAATTGCCGTGGTCGAATCGGTTCCAACAAGGTGATTTCCCATTACCGTTGTACGGTTGGAACCATACATAATACACCGAAGCTGGATACTGTCGGTAACCGCATTTATCGAGTCGGTTGATACAATAACATAGGACCAACCGGGCTCGATATTATGCTTTTTTATCACGGTATCGGAAGTCGCCCCGGTAAGCCTCATGGTGTCAACCACCCCGCCTACCTCGTTCGATTCTACGAGTTGGTATTCCATGTTTTCCAATGTGGCAAGAGTCGGCACGCCAGCCGTAGACACTGCAACGGCCCAGATTACGATTAAAAAAACGATAATTTTTTTCATAACTACCTTTCGAAGAGGAGGGTTTTACCCCTCCGTTTTATTACCAACAATTCTGAACAAGGCCTGCCGACTGTCCGCCGTCATTTACCCGGCAACCGAATTCCGCCAGAACTTCGTCGATTTTTCCATCGCGATCATTTTCCTGAATGGAAACATTCGGATGAATATCGCGATCCGGAAGGTGGACGAATTCGACATTGTTCGGGTTGAACAGCAACATGCAGTGCGCCAATTCGCCTTCGTTAAAGGCTTTGTGGTTCACCAGTTCAAAGGCGAAAGTCTGTGTGCGAATCATTTTCGTATTGACGCCGAATTCCCGCAGGCGGGTTTTCGCGTCACCGACATTGATGTTGTACACAGTCTTATCCGATACCATATCATCGATGCGGCCACAGATATCGTACCCGGCAAGGGCGATAATCGGATCACCTTCGCTGGAAACCGACATCATGCGGGAAATCTCGGTTTTGAGCTTGAAGGATGACATGCTCCCTCCCATATCGTAGGAGTTCGCCGCCCAGTTCAAAAGCCCCTGGGAAGAGGAGAACGAAGCGGTAAGAGCTGCGCCACCGGAGGTTGTATTACCGGAAGACGCCCGGTTCCCGAACAGCCAACCGCGCTCGATTTTTTCGTAGAATCGAACGAGGTTAATCATCTTGAGCAGTTTGAAATAGTCCTGGGTTGCATAGAACTCCGATTTCAATAGGGTATTGCTGATAGCAACCGGTTCCCGCACAATCTGGGTACAGTTGTAAACATTGTCGAAGTCCTTCGATATCATCGACGGGTTGCTGCTGTTTTCCGGGTAGGCGGTTGCGCTGATACCGAGGATATCACCCTGAACAGGCGCAAAGGCGGTTGCGCCAAAACTGGTAATTTCACATGTGGTCGTATCGGTAATACTGTCGATACGTGCGGTAAGGGTTTTACCGCTGGTCGGATTGAAGTAATACAGCGTATCATAAATCTTTAGCTGTGCGGTAGAATTCACCACAAGCGTTGTACCAGAAAAGCTGGCAACGGTAACCGTTTTGCTCCAATCGGTAAAATTGAAGCACTCGAACCGCTGCTGAGAAACTTCGGCCTTTTTGATTCGACCTTTCGAAACTGATGCATCTCCTTTGCCGACGTTAATATCTTCGAGTAAGGCGATAAGTTTCAGGTTTTGCGCGTAATTCAATGCAATCCACGGCAGAACGTCGCGCTTGTTCTGCTGAGTAGAACTGAACGCCGGAACCGTTTGAGGGGTCGGCGATGACACGGTACCTCTGTAGACTGTCATATTTTACCTTCCTTAAATTCTGATTTTTGCTCCTTCGGGATCGGCAAAATAACCGTCCCATTTCGAGGTTCCCGCTTGCGGTTGTCTTGCCACTGATCCGGTGGGGCTCTTTTGAGCGGCAGCGGCGTTACTCCTGTTGTTTGCATCGGTATTCCGCGACACCTGCCCCATGATCTTTTTAAGGTTCTCCGGATCGGCAATTAAATATCTGTAAGCCCGATTAAAATGGCGCTGAAGCCTTCCGCCATCTGCCTGAAGTTCGTTAACAAAGCAAAATTTCATACGATCCTGTTCAGCCTTCGGTTTCTTTTGAAAATCAGGATACCGAACCTGAAACATATCTTCGAGCAGTTCCCCTCCTGCTCCTGGACCGAACATAATCCGGTTGTAGAGGTCGATTTTCGCTTTTGAATCATCGCCAGGAAGCTTACTGATAATAGCAGTGGCGTTTGTTCTGGCGAGTTCCGGCAATTTCGAGGAACGGGTTTCCTCACGTATCGCTTCGAGTTCATCCTGCCGCTTCCGGTAGGCGTTCTGCTCGTCACGTTCGCGGAAAAACTGCTCGTTTTCCTGTTGAACTTTGGCGTATTCCTGGCGCAATGCACTTAGAACAATGTCCTTGTATTCATCAGGAATCTGGCTTTGCTGTACCTGATTGAAAACCGACTCGATAGGTCCGAGGCGTGAGTTGTGGATATTCTGCTTGAAAACCTTATCGGCTTCATAAGCCTGTTTCCATTCAGGAATATCACTTTTCGCGCTCTGCCCACCCGGTTCGGCTGGCTTATCTTCCCCTTGAAAATTGATTCCTTCAAAGGAAATTCCGGTCAGCTTTTCGAGATCGAAATCGCCCGTTTCACCATTAACGAATGCCGATGTGAACGGGTCCGGCTTGTCTTCAGGTTTTGGCGGTGTCTTTTCGCCACCATTCGGGGTTTTTCCCTCTGTGTTTTCGTCTTTCGGCGGTTGTGCCTTGGTTTTATCATCCGTTTTCGGCTCTTCTGCCTGTGTTGTGGTTTTGTCCTCTGTCGGATCAACGAAATAATCGCTGAATGCATCGTTGATGTAATCGCTTTGGCTTACTTCCGTTGCCGGAGCTTCTACAGTTGCGGTGCTTCCGCCTTGAGATTCAACCGTTGTCGCTGGTGTTTCCATTGCTTTCCCCTTTTAGGTTTGTTTATATTACATTGCCCCGTAATCCGACCAGTCCGCTTTTTTCTTCGCATTGGCACCCCTCTTCTTTTCCTCGATGATCGGAAGATTGTCTTCAAGGCGCTTACCCTTTGATGCAGACATCGGTATATTTTCAACTTCCGGCACTTCCGGCGATCCCGCAACGCCCGTTTCCCGCTCTGCCATCTCGTCGGATGCCATCGCTTCAGCTTTTCCCATAAAATCAGCCTGAAGCTGTTCTATTGCTGACGCGGCACTGTCGGCAACAGTCTGCACCGGATTTCCTTCGGCATCCATACTTTCGATCGTAATGGTTCCGTCGTCGTTCTGAATGAGCTTAATTTCCTTCATCCTTTTTCCTTCCGAAATCAACGTTCTGATTGTTCGTATTCATGTGGAATTCCGCGTTTCCATCCTCGAACAAGGTTGTGAAGCATTGGCACACCCCGAACCGGAAAGTGAATTCGAATTTCGGGTTGTTCTTCGGATATATCAGCTTTCCAAACCATCTTCTATCCTCGATCTTTGCAAGTAGCTGCCCGACACCATCGGCATACATCGCTTCTGGAATCGAATTACGGATAAACGAATTCGCCTCCCTCGGCATCGGTTCATTTTTCGGTATTTTTCGAATTTCTTCGAATCTGATCCTCATATTCCCTCTTGTATTGTTTGAGGTAGTTGTCAATCACATTAAGCATATCGAGGCGTCCAAGATATCGAGCAGCTTTCTCTTTGTCATCTGACAAAGACATTTGACGGATGATATTTTCCCGCAAATCGAAGAGCATATATGCATATTCTTCTCGGGCAATCAGTTCACAAATCCAGTTATAATACTGTTTATTCAATCCCTTAAAGCTGCGAATAGTTGTATAAACCGTGTTCTGCTGTTCCAACTTTGCATTTAACGCCTCTTCAATGCGCTTCAGTTCTTCGACGCGGGACCGAAAAAGGAGGTTAAAAAGCCACTTCATAATACCCCCGCCATGTTAGGGGCTGGCATTGGTGCCGCTTGTGTTGTGGGTTGAGGAGACATCGGCACCATGCCGCCGCCCTGCATCGCAGGAACTTGATTACTTGGAACCATTCCAGGGGCTCCGAGTTGAGCCTGTTCATCAGGCATAATTTCATCGCTCGGAATATCGGCCTTGTTCCAGATGTCTTTCAAAAGCGGAAGAATATTGACACTCGCCTGCTGTAGTTGAGGGTTTGCTGAAATGTTCAGCCACCATGTCATGAGATTTTGAAGGCGCAACAACTCATTTGCCTTGTTTTTCTGCATGGTCGATTGAATATCGACATCGAAATCCCCGAGAATTTCGTATTTCTGCAATTCGAGTTCTCGTTCCCGAGCCTTCGCACGAACGTAGAACAGCTGCGGGAGGAATTGCTGAAGCATGACGAGAGAAAGGTATCCGATCCGAATAACTCCGAAATCGAAGTTTTCGAGCAGATCAGCTTCGAGGAGATCCCCCTGCCCGGCGATGATATTCGCGGCAGTCGCAGTTTTGTTATTGAGTCCGCCCTCGTCGCCTTTTCGCGACAGATCAACCTTTGTCCCCATTTGCTGTATGCTCTGCTGTACCTGATTGAGAGCGAATTGGGCCGGAGAAAGATCGATACGCCCAGGCTGGAAAACACTTACAAGGCGATCAATGGGGATGTCGTTCGCATCCACTGGAACGAATCCGCTATTTCGGTGAACGTTGGAAATATTTCCTGATGAAATAGATTTCTGGTTAAAGAAAATGTACTGCTGGATAGATCGCATCGCGTTATCGAGATTCATTCCGAGTAGGGTATTGAGGTAGTTTTCATGGGTGACGACATACTCGGCATCGGTGACGCCGAACCAATACTTTGAGCTGCGGTCGAGACAGACAACAGTGTATGAGCGGATACCCCTGTCGTAATCCTCGCGGGAAAGGCGAATGATTGTATCTCCGATCATTTCAGTGACGTATGTTTCGCCATCTTCCTCGTTGCCCTTAATGTTTATTTTTCCCTCAATGCGGTAGATATCGACATAGTGCCGACGCTCGTCATATTTCGAATGGTCGAGCCCTTCCCGCTTCCCGGCCATTCCCCGGATAACCCCATTTCGAGCCTCTTCAAGCACTTTTTTGACATTCTCGGAAATGTATGTCTGATCCTCGATCATTGGTACCAGTTCGCTTAAATGAACGCGCCGGACGTGCCCCTGGAAATCGCTATCTTCCGGGAAAGGAATATCAGGATTCTGGAAATAGTCGGTCGGCTTTATCTGGCAAGTATAAGCGTTCTCGTATCCGGTTTGAACTCGCTGTCGGGAATACTGTTCAATTTTTGGATTGTAGACAGTGCGCAGCTCTGTTTCTCCCGACCGCTTCCAGTAGGTGTAAGAAACAAAGAACCCGAATTTCGAAGCGGTATCGACTCCTGGCTTGAGTGCCAGCTCCCGGTATCGCGTGTGTTTCATGTTGAGATTAAGGACCAATTGCCCTCGGGCGGCATTCTCATATGGAGTTCCCCCGATAGGGGATAGTGAATAAATCTCCGGTGCCCGGTAATTCGCTGATATTATTGCCCGGCGTAAAAGCATACGCTCTTTGACAATAGGAAAGACAACATTAGATTGCCATTCGTTGTACTTCGAAGCTGCCGGAATCAGATCAGAACAATCCTGCATAGTTTTGAGTTTCTTCTCCAGCAGTTTATAGCAATCAGAATCGAAATAGCCGTTGACCCGAGCTTTCCAGTATTGAGCAATTTCAAGCTCATGCCGCCCGAACTCTGAGACAAGGTCTATGACGTATTTGTCAGGCATTCAATTCTTCCTTTATCTCTTTCCTCGCCTGTCTCTCAAGCCTTCGCACCTGCTTACCGGAAACTTTGTACCTGAGCATCAATTCTCTTCTATTCCGACGTTCTTCATTTTTTGCCTGCATCAAATTACCGATCTCTCACATAGTTTCTTCAGTTCGTCTGATTCTTTGTAAATCAAAGAACAAACAGCAGAGATAAACCCCTCGAATTCACTCGTTGATGGCGGTTCGGGGGGTGTTTCATTTATCGGCTGTGGTGTACCCGGTACTAGCACAGGTGCAAATTGATCTTTTACTTGATGGACCGATTCATTAAGGTGCGACAAAGCCTTCCTTACCTCATCGGCCAGCATGCTGAATTTTGACTGAGCGCATACTCTTCCAGCAGGTTCCCCTAAACCTCCGAGCGTTGGGAAATTACTCATAAACGCCTCCTCGTTATTGATTGTGGACAACTGAATACTGCCGTCGTGTCTGCCCGAATATCAGGCGGACGTATGAACCAGTGATATTGTCACCGATACCGGCATACCAGAAGCGGAATATTGGTGCCCAATACGGTACTACCGCCCGACTCTGTATGGCATACCCGGTAACATTTGATGTATCTATAAACAATCGCGCCTGCCCGACGAACCCGAGACTGTCCGTAGTTTTAACCGGTGCGACGAGATTTCCTGCTGTCATTATGTCGAACGTGTCAACAAGGATCTTCTCAAGCCATGTCGTATCTCGCTTTGCTGAGGAATTAATCACAATATCCCCGAGCTGAATGCCCCATTGAAATTGAATCGAATCCCCGTCGTATCCAGCGGATGACGTATCGTTAGCCATTGCATGAACACGAAGATTCTCGAACTGTGACAACTCGAATGCTCTTGTGACTCCGGAACTGTCCGCATTGAACGCGGTAACGGCAACAGTGTCGCGATATCCTGAATAATTAAATTGTGCCGCCACTATTCCGGCAATCAGTAGAACTAATAGAATCGATTTCATAATTACCTCACGCTAAACTGTAGTTTAAATCAATCTTCTGCCTTTCGAGCAGAAAGGGTTTTTCTTCTTCTTTTTCGACCGGATCGCGCCATGGGTATTTACTCATTCCGGCGAAGCATATACGCGCCGCGTCGGAGGGATCTTTTCGCTTCTCGTCTTCGGTCGTGTTGTCCCGGTCGAAACGATGGTTAATCGCGGAATCAATAAAATTGTGACAGTGTGGCATGACAAGAAGCCTGCTTTGATTGATCGAGCAAACAGGAATCACATCGTTGATTTTGATCGCTTCACGCATGATATCCTTCTGCACATCGATGATACATTCCTCGGGCTGTTTGAGATTTATGCCGCCGTTCTCCGGTTTCGCAAACTCGGTTATTAATCCCTCAGTGTTCGTGCTCCATGATTTCGCTCCTGACGCCTTTGCGAACCGCGTATCAACATACCTCTCGACTACTGAGACATTATACTGCTCGTCTCCGACCGTACAATCCAGTATCCGGAACATCGTCGCCAAGTCGTTCATGGTCAATGTGCATTGAGTTGTCTTCCTGACCTTGTAATAATGTTCGCTATTAAAAAATGAGAGTGTCGGAAACTCGTTATAAACAACATAGAAAAACTCCTCCCCGAGCTTAATCCGGGCAATCCATAGGCAGAACGGATAATAAACCGTGTGCGGGTCCATAGCCATGAACAACTGAGCATGCCGGGCCAGGAACTTGAAGCTGAATAGCTGCTCGTTGCATTCGTGCGGTGTGCAATGAACCTCTTTGGTAAAACCGGGGTAGAACCTTCCTCCGGCCTTCTTGACATCACCTAACCAGATATGTTCGTATCCATCGGGATCTTGCCTCTTCATGAGTTCGGCCTGATCCAGGATAACTTGAGATATCATTTTCTTCGGGGCGTCGGTATCGGTATAGTTTACTTTTGCTGCAATGAGTCCATCGTGCGGATGTTCGACTACATGCTGATAGACGAAATCATCCTCATACTGCACATTAAACATTCCCCAGATTTCAGAGCCCGGCTTCCGGATGGTGGGGTTTAAATCATTCCAGGATTTTTCTTCCAGGTTCTGAGCTTCACAGATAACGCAGATATCGATTCCCTCCATAGATTTTACATCATCGGAAACCAGGTCGTTAAGTCCACGGAAAATTATCTTGGTTTCAATTCCGGTTTGCTTCCGATACTCTGCTGATGTTTCAATATACTGATCGGTGATCTTGTAGTAACGATCATACCCGAGGCGCTTGACAGTATCACATAGGAGCTGATGCGCGGAGTCTTTAATCGTGAGCTGTACCTCGCGGGTGAATAGTAACCGCTTTGGAATACGGACACCTATTTCAATAGCAGCAGCAGCAAACGACCAATCTTTATACCCATTTCTCCCGCCGTACAGCCATCGTTCGCGCCAGGGTTTTATTGATCCATCTCGGAGAATCCTGCCAGGAGAAAATATTACCTGTCGATGCTTCTCGCTCGGCATCTCAGGATTACAGAACCTTCCGTCAATCAACGGCATCTTTATTTTCCTTTGCCAAAACTACGGTCAAAGTCTGCGGAGGAATCGGGAGTTTGTCGCCGCCGCTGGTGAGGTCGAGTTTGTCGCCGTATTTTTTGGGATTCAATTTAGAGAGAAGCCATTTGCGGGTATCTACTCTAAGGCGTGATCGATTCGTAACTTCCTTGTTCTCAACTTCGTATTCCTCATAACCTTTGACAATCGTCATTAGGTCGTTTGTCCCGTCATCAGAGATGTCAACCATTTCCTCGGCGATATAATCTAGTTGGATATTTTTAGATCGCGCGTACTGGTTTTCATGTTCTTCTGATGATTTCATGTATTCAAAGAACGATCTCTTTGAAATACCAACATGTTTACAAAGGTGAACCAATCCAAGCGATGTCTCCTCCATGAGACCACAAACAGCATCATACTGTTCCTGAGTAATCGGCACGATCAGCGGCCTTTCCCTTTTTTGCCGTCCTTACCTTTTCCACATTTAGAATTCATAATTTCTCCTCACTGTGGTAAATTACTACAAACAGTAGTTGCTACGTATAGTAGTAATTATACCCTAAAGGAGTACAGAAATCAACTTTTTGATGGAATCAGCTATCGAATGGTATTGAAACGGGTCGTCGTTTTTTGCAGTGGGGCTTTGGATATGAAATTAGTTTTGACCGAAACCAAAGTCAAATAGTGGCGATTTTAGTATAATTCACGCGGTTTTCCTGCACCTTATGGCCCGTGGAATCTCATATATTTTAATGATCCGCCCATGGGGGGATTATGGTTTCCCTTAGCGGTCCCCCAGGCGGATGTAAAAAGGCGGGTCAGTCGCATAACGGCTGACCGCCTTATCCATGCTTCCCTTTTCACTTCAACTTTTTATTTTTGGAAAAGCGTTTTCCGTTTTTGGAAAAGCGTTTTCCACAAATAATATACATCCGTTTCACGTGAAACGCACTGTATTCACAACGAGAATACATTATGTTATAAATTTATAATATTTATATTACAATTTTATAATAAATATGCTATATTATAGGTATAAGCAAATCACAATCAACCAATAACCAGGAGGAAATATGACTACTAAAACATGTTTAAAATGTCCGTGTAACAGCTCTTGTGACCACGAGCAGGCCGATCAACATGATTGTATGGCACGTAATCCGAATGCTCCGTACCCATATTCATATGTTGTGGAATCCCTCGATTGGATTTCCATATGTAACGATTGCCCAGATCCATGTGAAGGGCGAGCGAAATAACATAACCGAACCAATAACCAGGAGAAAATAAATTGAAAAATAAACGTAGAAAGGAGGTCTATGGGTTGATAGAATAGTTTTGATCTTTGTTTCTTGACTGCCGGGCTGACGGTATCGACGCCCGGCGAATTAACAGCAAATCAAAGGCGGTACTATGGAAATAGTAATATTTGTTTGCGCAATAATCCTTTTCGTTGTTCTTTTTTGTCCCATATTCGAAAATGACATCAAGTTTGAAATCGAATGCCCGAAGTGCCGTGAGATGTTTTATTCATATTCGGCATATTATCAACACGTAGAATATAAGCATCCAGAAGTATTTATTAATTAGAAAGGTTTGCATGGATCACATCAATTTATCTGTTTCAATTTACACAAAAGAAGAACTCGAAGAGGTGGTAAAATGGGCGTTTCAAACCGCTTATTCATTACTTCTTACCGATAAAGAGCAGCTTCTTCCGGCAAATACCAATCTTGAAAAAGAAATCACCGAAAAAGTTCTCGCTGAATTCAAGGGACCGTCGATTGTGTTGTATACCTGTTTTCGTGGGTCAAGCCCGACAATTCATAATGAAATTTCCCACAAATTTTTAGTCAGCGGCGAACATGTCGGGCCGTTTTACGAAGAGATAGTATAGAGAGGATTACAAATGGTAACTTACCCGATAAAGATGACCGAAGAAGAACACAAAGTTATCAAGGAACTTTCCGAGGATACTGATATTTCTATGAAAGCTCTTTTCATTGAAGGAGCAAAGGAATACGGGAAGAATGTAAAAAAATGTATTGACGAGATGTTGGAGGGATGATACAATAAAAAAGCCCGCCATTGCAGCGGGAACTGTTTTTTTCACACTATCGAAGGAACACCGATGAAGAATATAATTAAAATCACCTTTCAACACAACAATTATCTTCTCATTGTTTGGTTCTTATTTTTAATAATCATTTTATCTAAATTAATAATCTTATCGAAGGGGTCTTTGTGAAAACAATAACCGTGCGGGTAAAATCGGTCCACTCCTGGGGATACGTTTTATTTGAGATTAATGGCGGAGGAAGAATAGATCTTACATTCGAACACGCCGACGAACTACGTGAACAGTGCCGTATTCCGAGGAATAAATTCAGAAAAGGAAGTATGTTCGTAATTGTCGGAGATGAAAGTTGACTTCCTGACAATTTTTTCTTATATTACTATTATGAGAGTGTCGGCTCAAATCCACGGTAAAAATATCTCTGGTAATTAAACGCCCTGCGGGAGCAATTCCGCCCTTGCCTAAGCTCGTACCGACATACGAGCGAGGGAGGGCTTACTTTTTATTATGCGAATAAAAATAAGAGACTGGGACCAACATTTCGAAGCCGATCGTTCACGGCAATGGAAATCATTAAAATGGGTTCCTGTTCCAAATAAACAGGGCCTTGGTTATAAAAAAATTATGGTTCAAAAAAATGGTGCTGAAATATTCGGTTGCTGGAATGCATTAATTCAACAGGGATCTCTCTGCAACCCTCGCGGAGACCTGTCAAAATACTCAATTCAAGATATTTCAATGAATACAATGATACCTATAAATATATTAACAAGTGCAATAAACTTCATAATACAAAACCTTGATTGGATTGAAGTTATAGAAAACATTGACATAAATGTCAATGATAATGACAAAAATAGTCCTGAACATGCCATTGGCAGTTCTATTCTATATAGTTCTTTATCTTCTAGTTCTTT